ATTGCCATTTTACCAACTTTATCTACAATGATATTTGTGTCGCAGGCGTATAGACCAGAACATGAAAATGCATTAAATTCCATAATTCTCGGACCATCTTCAGTCAATGCAGTATCGACGACATAGACATAATCCATATCTTCTTTCTCTGCTACCTGTTGAGCCAGCCTGTGGCAATCTTCATCAACATCGCTACGAATGTCTAGCTTTCCATCACGTCGATACTGAGAGCCCGTAATGACTTCACGGTCGCATACAATATGACGAAATTCTGCAATTATTTCTTTTTCAGATGCAATTATGCATAATTCTCTATCATCGATTGGTTCATATTGTACGATAGATCGAATTGAGTCTTCAAAAGTATCAAAATCGAATAAACGACCAGCAAAGGACTTTGTGACAACATCAGGTCTAACAAAAAGTCTATGTGATTTAAAATGTGGTGGTCGTCTACCTTCATGAATATCTTCGTCGATACGACGCTTTAGTTCTCCATAAGGAAGCATGATGTAGTCTTCATTAAACATATACTCACCCCATTGAGAAGAATAAACTGAGTATTTCAACTCGTCTATCTTGAAGTATGCACCGGGACAACTAAACTTATAATATGGATTTTTAACAAGTTGCTTCAGAAAACCAGTACAACCATATGCAACCAAAGGTTTATTTAAAACTGTTTGTCTTTCATACATAAATTGATCTACATCATTTGACACCGATGTAGAAAAAGGAATATATCTTGTCAATATTACATTATGACCGGCATTACTTGCAGCCTCGGCCAAAGTAGGAAATCCGGTATCATGTTTTTCTAAAAGAATTTCGTCAATAAGCCAGTCAATCATTTTTTATAAATCTCTAATTCTGATGGATACCTTAACCATTCTGTGTTGTCTTTTGTGTTTTTGACAACATAGAATGCATTCTGAGTACCAATAATAACTCCACGAAATGAAGGAAAAGAGCCAGCCTTTATAGACTTGACCCTTCTCCCCACATATTTTTCACTTACTGAAAGCATTACTTTCTTCCGATATGATACTTCGGAACAAGAACCCATTCATTTTTTTCTTTGAATGGAACAATCTTAATACCCTTCATAGAAGGTTGAACACCCTTCAGTATATCACGATTTACGATTTCCACAAGTCCCCATTCTTCAAGGAGTAGTGCAATTGTATCACGACGATTCTTGTCTTCCTCGGTAAAAGTCTTTCCTTTACCATCGATCTTAAACATTTCTAGAAAATGAACAATATAATATTGACCTTTTCTATGAAAAATGTGACAAGTCTGAGCAAGACGCTTTTCGTTATATGAAGATACTCCAATTCGACTTAAAGTTTCCTTGACTTTAAGGAAGTCTTCAGGATTCTTCAGCTTCACTTCAATCAGGGTATTAAAAATATCAGTCATTACCTTTTCCTTTAACCATTGTTTTCAAGACTTTGTTTCATCAAAGCTATTTCTTCGTTCAAAAGAATACCAAGATATATTCTCGCATTCTTATATGAGATATCATAATAATTTGCTATTATCTTGATATCTTCATTATCAGATTTGTACCACTTTTTGACAAATCTTTTTTTTCTACTTATTAGATGGTAATAAAAGTCGAAATGAGCCTGATTACTAATTCCAGTAAATTTTGAGGCTTCGTTACTAATTAATACCGTATCTACGAAGTAAGAAAAAAATCTATTAACTAAAAATTGATTGTAGGTGCTATCTACTTCCACATATTCATGGTTACAGATAGCATTTATGAATGTAAATGGAGTATTCTTCATTTAAATACAATTTCAGTCATAATCTTGGTTATGAATGCGATTACATTATTCTCTTTGTCAGCAACAAAGTAATGTTGAAAATCGAATTCATTCATCCTTACGGTAAGGACCGGAAGACTGCTAGATTGCAGCAATCCCTTTATTTCATCATAAAGCTTTCTTAAGAAAGATGCGAAGTCAACATAACAGTCATTATTCTCACCGACCCATTTACGTGCATTTTCCCATTGCTTTGACTTGATAAAGCCAATCAACTCGTCTAAAGTATCTAAATCCTTGTTACCAAGAATTCCATTATCTATAATGTTATTATGAGTTATAGCATACTCTTGCAACACAATCAAGATTTTTCGCCAATCTGGAAAAAATTTCTTGATTACAGGACCGATTACCTGTTTTTCAAAAACTACGTTATTTTCATTTAATATAGTTTCTACTTTTTTGTAGAAATTCTTAGCTAGTGTAGGAAAATCATTCTTTGATACAACAAAGTTAATGATCATATTTCTTGATTGGATTGCAGGAATAAGCTTGTTAAGACTATTACAAGTAAAGATAAATCCTGCATTATTAGCATATTCCTCGATAAATGTCTTAAGAGCATCTTGAGCGGCAACAGAAAGACCGTCAGCTTCATCGAAAATAACGTATTTCTTCTTACCGACGAATGAGACAGTAGAACAAAACTGCATAACTTCATCACGAATAAGATCAATACCCTTAATAGAAGCATTTACCTTGTAATAGTCACAATCCAAATCCTTCAGCATGGCGACAGCTACAGAAGTCTTACCGATTCCTGAAGGGCCTACTAAAATGAGATTTGGGATTGACTCTGTTCGGACGAAGGAATAGAATTTATTATAAAGTTCATCGGTCAGAATACATTCTGACAGAGTATTTGGTCGATATAGATCGACCCATGCTTTATTGATCAATTTAAGCTCCGAGCTTTGAGAATTCTGAATTTACAGGAATAAAATATTCAATTTCTGAATTAGTCAGATAAATGAAACCCTTTCTGGATACCACAACATCATAGGTTGTGTCAACAATTTTCAAGGATTCTTTTTCGACGACAGCAGAGAATCGAATATCAGACTCACCAAGATAAATCTTACCATTTGATGATGTAGGACTACGATAGTCTGAAGCTGAAACAAAGAGACGCTCACCATCACCACCAAACGTAATATGATTGGTTTTAAGGATCGCTGAAGCCTTAAAAACTTCTTTGAGCTTGTCATACCCCATAGAAAATTCTATGCCTTCTGTGGGCCTCTTATAGCGATCTGGACGAGTCGGATACTTAATCATTTCAGGATGCGTTAAGACGTATTCAAACTTACGATTACTGTCAGAAATGATTAATTTCTTGTTATGTTCAATTTGGATTGAAGGTTCATCGAACATACTCATAATGTTCAGAAACTTGGCTAATTCAAATACGGCGAAATCTTCTGGAATTTCTACGTCACTATTGAGACGTGCAAAGAAGATATCGCCTGAATTGCCTGATATAGATGTACATTGAACAGAACCCGGAACAAAATACATGCTTTGATTTATAATACTGAAGTTCTTTAGATAATTAGTAAATTTTTCTGTAAATTTCATTTTGATCCCACTTAATTAAGAACCGTATACTAAAGAAGTTTCAGCTATTTGTCAAGAATTATCTTTACCCCAATCACCATTATGTTCTTCTTCTTTCTTTTTCAAGGCTTCATTAATTCTATACTGATTTGACCATTCGATTGCATTTGCAAACCAAGGAAAAACAGCATTTACATCTAATTCAATTCCTGCTACCTTCTTAATAGTCTGTGTAAATGCAAGAGCCCATTTATATCCATTATCATTTAATGCATTAAGCAGATCGGCACCATTTTTAAATTGTGTATAATCTACTTCTTTTTCTTCGGTAATTTCGTTAAAAATATCTGACATACTATCCTTCTTGTTTTTTAATATATATGGACTTTCGTCCTAAAATGTGAGTTAATGAATTAATCATTCTTGTCGGAGTAATTCCGTCAAGAACAATGCGATATCCACCATAGATAAGGATCAAACCAGCTAATAATGCTGGATAAAATCTTTTTTCTGTGGTATTTTTAGAAAAGAAAGAAAGAAACTCATTAATATGAGACTTCTTAGTTCCAATCAGGCTTTTCATTACAGCCTGAATTGTTTTATTCCATGTAATTCCAGTCTTAATAAGAAGAAAAGAATCTAATCCTTCAAGTGGTACTAATTGTAGTCCAGATTTTGGTAAATAAAAATACATAAATGCTTCTTTATCTTTAACAAAAGCTAAAGCAACATCTGAAAAATAAATATAATTCTTATATTCTACTTTTTCAAATCTTTTCTTCCAGTCTTTACCACTGAAGGCGATAAGATCACCGCTTTCAATGATATCGTTTTCAAGTGCTTCTTCTAGTGTCATAATCCAAGTATCCTTTTGATTTTGTTTCTTTTTCATGAATTACTTGGATCACAAGTTAGCTCTTTGCTTGATCGCGGAACTTCTTTAATTGTGCTGGATCGGCAGTAGGAGAAGCTCCAATTGCTGCTAAGTCAGCCAGAGAACCACCATAAATCATGGTGCCTACGTGCATTGTCTTCATCCAAGGACATAACCAAGTCTTAAGACCTATTTCTTGAACCTTTTGACAGAACCAATAATCTTCTGATAGATATCTTTCTGACTTAGGATCAATTTCGGCTTGGAAATACATCATAATCTTACGTGAGCCATCGAAATGCTCGGTTCTTACGTGATCAGGACGGTATAGATACTTAGTAAACTTATCACGAAATAATTCGAAAGTCTTTCTGCGAACCATCATAAAACCAGTTCCGATTTCTAGAACTTCACATGGCTCACCAATAGGAATTTTTGTAGCACCGGCCTTTGGATTGAATACGAAGTCACCAACGAACTTATCCAATATATTTGGGTCTTTTTCTGCAAAGCCCTTATTTACAGCAGTAACAATCTTTTCCCATGAGATATTCTTCTTTGGATATGGAGCACCAATAATATCATAATCAGATTCGTCTGTCTGTAATGCTAACATTGCAATTACGTCATTCGGATCAAATCCAATGTCTGCGTCGATGAATAGAAAATGTGTGAAATCACTTCGCATAAATTCATCAACACAATAATTTCGTGCTCTAGGAATTAATGATTCATTAAACAATGCGTAGAATCTTAATTCTATACCATATCTAGAACAAAGTACAGATAAATCCATACATGATTTAGTATAAAGTCCTGTACTCATACCTCCATACATCGGAGTTGCTAGAAATAACTTACGCTTACTTAATTCTTCTTGACTAATTGAAATTTGCAATTTAAAAAACTACTCCTTAATTTTCACTACTCTCCAACCTTTAATAGTAGTAGTATTTACTAATATTTCTGCTGTTGATTTAGTATGTGTTCTTGCGATTACCTTACTTTCTTCATTTAGAACGGCATAAGGGAGCCCGCCATCTATTTCAAATACGCTGAAATCTCTTCTTTGAAGAATTTCTTCTTGTACATCGTAAATAACTTCATCACTGATTTTAGATGGTGTACTTTTATTTATAGGCTTAAAAGCCTTGTCAGGATTAATTTTGATTTTTTCTTGATATTTTTTTGGTTCTGGTTTATAGTTATTAATAAAATCATAACATTCATCATAATGTCCCATCTTTTTATCCTTATGTAAATTAACCAATATAGTTTGATTCTTATAAAAATTTATCCATGAATCATCGAATAGTATCAAAATTTCTTTCCGTTTGTACCTTCACGAGCTTCTGGCTTATGGTCTGCTCGTTGTTTATTATAAGCAATTTTTTCGATGATGGCACCACCGATATCATAATTATACTTGCCAGCACGATCTAGAAGGCGGATGATGGCATCAGCAATTTCGACTTCTACCATTGGACGATCCTTAAGGTGATCATCCATAAGATTCTTGCGAGTACCTTCTAATGATTCTGATAGCTCAGAATGCTCTAGGGCAACCATAGAAGCCTCTCGAATCTTTTCGAAGTATGTGACTAGCTCTGGTTTTCTTGCCAGTAGGAGAACTTCCTTGACAGTGTCGTCAATTTTGTGCCAGCCGGATGCTACAGCATTTTCATGAACTTCATCACGAAGATAATTAATAACTTGACTCATTGAATGTGTTGAAATTGGATTAGACATTATTTTCCTTATATAGTTTTTCTAATTCGTTATTGAAAAATTCATCTTGAATTTTTTTCCAAGATTCATAGCTTTCTTTACCTGATGAATCTACTAAACATAGACCATTCTCAATTGTGGATATACATATACAACTTCCACTTCCGCATGGCATAAGACAACGTATTGGCATGATATTAACCACATAAAATGGTGGCTTACGACCATCCTTGACAAGTTGGTCGTAAGCCTTTTTTAGTTGATTTTTAACTTTCAAGTTACACTCGTTTCTTCAAAGAGTGTTGTAAACTCTTCGATTTCGACAGGAGCGTAACCAATTGCCTCAACACAGATATTGTGTCGATTTGCAATCTTTGGCATATGAGTATCATGAACATGACCGTACAGATGCACGGAGTTATGAAACTTCTTATTCCAACTTTCGATGGGATAATGCATCATTACCACAAATCGACCGTTATGGTTGAATTCATGATAATCCTTCACAGTTTCCCAACCAAGATTACGATTTACTGTATGATCATGATTTCCTCTGATCAGAATCTTACGGCCCTTCAGTTGAGCGAAGATGCCGGTATCCTGCTTGTAGAAAGAGAAATCGCCGTTGTGGATGACCAGATCGTTAGGACTCACCACGGAATTCCAAGCCTCAACCATCTTGACGTCCATTTCCTCGACAGAAGCGAAAGAACGGTTACAGAACTTGATGATATTAGCATGTCCGTAGTGAGTATCGGAGATTACAAATGTTTTCATTTTTTCTTTCCTTTTGAAAATAGTAAGGGATATTTCAGTCGGAATGTTCCACCGGCACTGTACAAGGCAGACTGAAGAAATTGAACAACATAAAAATGCTCATTAAGATCATTCAGTCTATCCAAATCAGGCCAGCTTCCCCACATTTTAGCAAAATTCTTTAGATAATTAATTGTGTCTTGTGAGCAGTCGGTTCCATATAGTACACCATAGATGCACCATTTACAAGCCTTTAAATCTCTAGGATCAAACAATTGATTATCATCTTCATCACGAGCCAAGGCTCTTTTACACCACTTATTTTCATCGATAAGAATGAAAAGTACCTTATGTAAATCATCGATCACTATTTCTTTATTCATTGGAAATCCTTAAACATATTAGTAAAAGCATCATTGTTCATTGTATTCATACTCTTAGCAAAATCAGATTTCCTAATATTGTTTATATTTTCAACATCTTCTATATTATACAACTTCATTTTTTTAATATCGATTCCTAGAGTAAATCTTCTATCCTCTCGAATATCTGAATATCGAGTCTTTAACTGAGTTATAAGCAATTGATTTATTGCATCTAATTCTTGTGTACGAACGACAGAAAGAATTAGATCGGCTGTTGCATTCGTACCAAAGGATTCTGAAGTGTCTTCCATGCCGGGGTCCGTTGAACTAAATCCTGCTCGATTAAATTGAGTAGCCGTAATAATAGGAATATCGAATTCTACAGCAAGACCACGAAGTTCTTGACTAATAGATAAAACATATTCATAAAGATTAGACCTACCTTTACTAAGTCTAGATGAACTACAAATATTAAGATAATCAATATAGATAATATCTGGAACAAAATTAGACTTAAGTTTTAGATCATTTAATAGATATCGAAAATTTGCAGAACCAGCTTGACTTGTTGGATATTCTTTAGTCTTAAGACGACCAACAGTATGGCTTTTGATAATGTTAATACTGTTAAGATACGCTTGTCTTTCTAACTTTGTAACATCATCCATGTTAATGTCGATCAGGTGGGCGTCTATACGCTGACCAATCATTTCCTCTGACATTTCCATTGAAATATAGAGAACGTTTTTACCTTCTTTTAAATTATTTGCAGCCATAGAACACATCAACATGGTTTTACCCACATTGACGCCACCCATAAGAATTGTTAGTGTCTTTCTTGAAACACCACCCTTGGTAATCTTATTGAGGATATCAATTCCGAAAGGAACTTTTATTTCTGTTCTATGATAGTAATCATAACGCTTTTCAGCATCATCAAAGTAATCATGACCAATACTTTGATCAAAAC